GCTAGAGCTTAATCGCCTATGCTTACAAGACAATACGAAAAACCAATCATCATTCCTGGTAGCCCATTCCATCAAGTTATTACCAAAACCAGCAATCATTGTGTCGTATGCGGATTCTGGACAAGGGCATATTGGCTATGTTTATCAAGCTACTAACTTCCTTTATACGGGCATTACAAAGGAAAGAACTGACATGGGTGGTCGAGATGGTAAACACTCCAGGCACAACAAAGATCCATCCATACGGGTATTCAGAAGCGCCAAGTACCGATATGTTTATATCCATGCTGACAAGCGGGATAAGAAAGTCTTACAAAAATCCCTAAATTACCAGGTAGAGCCTTATCCTAAAGGGGATTCAAAGCGCTACGATTCGGGAGAAAGTGTACCAACGCAACAATTGTTATTCGATTAGTTGCATTAAATAATTTAATGTAGTAATATGTAGTTGTAGTACTAATCAGATAACCTAACTAGAGGACAATTCGTATGAAACTATGCACTAGCTGTATGCACTTTCGTAGCGGTGATGAGTGCAGTAAAGATATGCACACCAACCCCGTTAATGGCAAACCAATCTACGGGTTTGCTTACACCAATCGCATGACACCAACACGCTGCGGGCAAGATGCCACCTGGTTTGAAGAAGTTGACCATGCAGCGCTTGATGAACTATCCACTATTCCATTCGGGAGATAACCATGGCAAGAACCAAAGGTAGTACCAATACAAGCACAACCCTACAAAAGCGCATTACAGCGCTAGAAGGATTAGTAGAGCGCCAGGATGAAGCTGTTGAGCAAGGGTTAGATGAGATAGCAGAGCTACGCAAGCAAGTGGACTTCTATCGCAAGCAAGTTAATCATCTCATCGCACTACTCAACATCATCACAAGAGGTGCATGATGATAATTACTTTATTTGATGCGCCTATCGAAGTTATTGGAGAGGTATGCGATGCCGATACAAGCGTAGGAATTATGAGCGATTATTTTGAAATCCATGATTTGCGTATCGGTGGTGTAAGTGTCTATGTATTGCTTGACCACGCCAATCTCATTCCACAAATTGAAGAATTAGCTAATAGCAAATTGTTTGAAACGGAAGAACATCATGGCTAATGCTCAAACAGACTTTGCGCCCGAGGTACGCAATAGCGCCTGGTGGTCTGGTGATTCCCGCATGGCTGCCAATGGTCGGGCTGTGGATGTCATACTCACCAAGCAAGGTAAACGAGAAGCGCCTGACCTATCCGATGTGGAAGCGGTACAGATGGGTCATATCATGCAGCCTGTGATTGGGCGCTTGTTTCAAGACAAACACAAGATAGAGTTAAAGGAAGCCGACTATGCTCTCACTCACACAAAACACGATTGGATGCGTTCTCATTTTGATTTCATTAGCGCAGATGGTACTGTGCTTGTTGAAGCTAAAAACTATAACGCTGGAGTTCGTAATAAGTTTGATGCCGATGCTAATCGGATTCCTGATGCTGACCTTGCCCAGCTCATACACGAATCTGCTTGTCATAATATCAATCGTATATTTTTGGCTGTTCTATTTGGTGGAAACGAATTTGTAACCATTGAGTTTGACATCACCGAGGGTATGCAAGATGACCTAGTACAGCGTATGGCGAAGTTATGGGCGTATTGCAAGACCGACACCCTACCACCCGCAGAAACCATAGAGCAAACCAAACTGGTATATCCAACCAGCACCGATGAAACAATTGTTGCAACGCAAAATGTAGAGGTAGCAGTCGCCCAGCTCAAGCAATACAAGGCTAATATCAAAGCGCTAGAGGATCAGAGTGAAGCCTTAGAGGTAGCGATCCGCAACACCATGGGAGATAAGGGTGAGATCGTATCCATCTCAGGAGATACCTTAGTAACCTGGCGCAGTAGCAAGAGCAGTAAGCGCTTTTCAAGTGATCTCTTTAAACAAGCCATGCCTGACATTTACGAGCAGTTTGTGATTGAGCAGCCTGGCAGTCGTAGATTTTTAGTGAAGTAAAGACACCTAATGAAAGGGGATAAGATGAGCAATATTGTGAGTTTTACCGATATGTCGCAGATGGCAGAAGCAATAGCCAAAAGCGGTTTATTCGGGATGAAGGATACCAATAGCGTGTTAGCGCTAATGGCAGTAGCACAAGCGGAAGGTATGCACCCCGCCACAGCAGCACGGGATTTTCATATCATTCAAGGCAGACCAGCATTAAAAGCCGATGCGATGCTAGCAAGGTTTCAAAATGCGGGCGGTAAAGTTCAATGGAAGGATTACACAGATGAACAAGTTACAGGCGTATTTAGTCACCCCAACGGTGGAGAGCTTGCCGTTACATGGACAATCGAACAAGCAAGCAAGATCGGGCTGGTCAAACCAGGCTCAGGCTGGCAAAAGTTCCCAAGGGCAATGCTACGATCCAGGTGCATTTCAGAAGGTATACGAAGCGTCTTTCCTGGATCAGTTACAGGGTTCTACAGCCCTGAAGAAGTGGCTGATTTCGAACCCAAAGACATGGGAAAGGCTGTCAACCTCTCAGAGATTAAAAGCGATGAGCTTACCATTGACGAAGATAGCGGGGAAGTAGCACCACCCATGGTCAAGGGTAACTTTGCTGCCCATGTCCATAAACTCCATCTGTATGTGCCAGGTCAAGAAGAACCCTATGCAACCTACTTATCCCTAGAGGATTGGATTGAGGGGTTTTTAGACATCTTTGCTCGTATCCAAAACTCAAGCAAGTATGACGATAAAGAGAAAACCAAGAAGTACAACCAATTGCGAGCTGCTAATGATGCCTTTACAAAGACATTTAGCGGTACGCAAACATCCAAGTTTTTAACCAAAATAGCTGAAATAAGGAGAGATTGATGAGTAATGGACATATCGCCCAGATGGGCAAAGGCGTATTGTTTGGTAACGCTGATAAGAAGCATGAGAAAGCACCCGATTGGAAGGGCACACTCTTGCTTTCTGAGGACTACAAAGCGGGTCAAACACTCAAGATTGCTGGCTGGACTAAGAACACCCCCAAAGGGCAGTTAATTAGCTTGTCTGAGGATACTTGGAAGCCACAAAACCCCCAGCAGTACCCCAGAGAAACCAATGCCAATGACGGTGAAGTACCATTCTGATTAAGCTGGACTTGCCCTACCCGCCATCCATTAATAACTATTGGATAGCGAGTGGGCATCGTAGGTTTATTAGTAAGCGTGGGCAGTTATTCCGCCAAGAAGTAATGGTAGCGTGTTTACAAGGGAGAGTACCAAAATTGGGTTCACAGTCACTCATGGTTCACATTATTTTGCAACCACGCAATAAGAAGCTGATGGATATTGACAACTGCGCCAAAGCAATTTTAGATAGTTTAGAGAGTGCGGGCATTTTCAGTTCGGATGTCCAGGTGCAAAAGCTACTGATCGAGCGTGGTAAGCAGATTAAGGGCGGTGGCTGCCAAGTAATGATTGAAGTAATCCCCTCTAGCTCAGAGGAGAATCCGCAAGGATAGTTAGGTAAGGTGCGCCAGCCATCTCTTTGAGCAAGCTGGCACTAATAAGGAGATACCATGAAACCAGTTCCATACAACACAGGCAAGGTCAAGATTGGCAGCAAGTATGTACCACCACCGATTAACTACATGGATGAGGATAGCGAGTTCATTCAAAGCGTGGTGCTAGGCTTGTGGGAACGAGAGCGCTTGGCGCAAGTCAAGTGGGTTTCTTATTTATTAGCTTTGTTGCTGTGCATCATTTCGTTAATGGCTTTTAAGTAACTGGATTATTGCTAGAACATGATCTACTTCTTATCCAGTCTAGATACTTATGAGATTGCTTGGGCAGCCGCAGAGCGCTGTAAGTTCAAGCGGGATCACGGGCTTATCAACTATAAGCGGGTTGACCGAGTGCGGGATAACTTTGCCGTTGCCAGAGAAGGACTAACGGGCGAGTGGGCGGTCAGCAAATATTTGGATTTACCCGTAAATACCGAAAATTATTTGGGGGGTGACAAGGGATACGATTTTGAATATCGAGGTCTAAAGGTCGATGTTAAGACCACACGGGCTAAGTTCTTATTGTTTACCAAGCTCTCTAACTTCAAAGCCGATGCAGCCATTCTAGTGCGCTACCACAAGGATTTTATTGTGGAGATTGTAGGCGCAGTCACACGGGATGACTTTGTTAAGCACAGTCAAATTAAAAACTTAGGTTATGGCGATAACCATGTGATGACACCCGAACAATTAACACCCATTGAGGAATTTAAAAATGCAAGAGAACGACAAGAAGCCTAAGATTTTTATAGCCACACCCATGTATGGTGGGATGTGCGCTGGTTTTTATACCCAGTCAATCATTCAATTACTCACCACTTGCCAGGCTAATGGAGTGGATGCAGATTTTAGCTTTATGTTTAATGAAAGCCTAATCACTAGAGCTAGGAACTCATTAACTCATACCTTTTTAAAGACGGATTGTTCGCATTTAATGTTCATTGATTCGGACATTAAGTTTCGAGCCGAGGATGTAATCCACATGATCCGAGCTGATAAGGACATACTCTGCGGAATCTATCCGAAGAAGGAGATTAACTGGCACTCGGTCAAGGCAGCCATGGATCGGGGTGTGCCATTCGATCAACTTAAAAGCCATACGGGTAGCTTTGTTGTGAACCTAGTCAATTATGTGGGCGAGGTGACTGTACCAGTCAATGTGCCAGTCGAGATATTCAATGGCGGTACAGGCTTTATGCTGATTAAGCGTGAGGTCTTTGGCAAGCTCGGAGAATCAGTACCGAGCTACTCCAATGATGTGGTTGATCTAGGTGGCAAGATGCAACAGTCTGAACCGATCAAAGAGTTCTTTACCACTTCCATTGAGCCAGGCACTAATCGTCTGCTCTCAGAGGATTACCACTTTTGCCGTATCTGGCGTGAAGCGGGAGGGCAAGTTCATGCTGCGCCATGGTGTCAGCTATCGCACATTGGCACTTATGCCTTTGAAGGTCAACTTACACCAACGGCATAACCATGAAAATACATACAGTAGAAGGCAAGCAATTAGAGTTTAATGATGAGAACTTAGTGGCGGTGTACCAGGAGAAGTACCGTTTGTATGACCGTTTCTTGCCACACTTGGCTAGTTACCTAGAGGGTACGGTGGTGGATGTCGGTGCGAACTGTGGTGCATTAGCGGTAGCCATGGGCGTTAAGAATCCAGCCCTAGAGTTTGTGTGCATTGAGCCAGAAGATAAGCATCTACTTCACTTGCATAAGAATGTGTTGCAGATAAGCAACAGGGTTCAGGTAGATCGGGCTAAGATTGGCACGCAATATAAATTGCTAGACAAGGTAATCGAGCAGTTTGAGGTGAAGGATATTGGCTTACTCAAGATTGATGTGGATGGTTACGATTGGGATGTCATTGACAGTTACTCGTTTAGCCAAAAGCCACCCATCTACATTGAAGAAGATTTTAAGTTGCCCGACCAATACGCTAAATACCACGCAATGAATCAAAAGCTGTCAGAGCTTGGATACAACAATATTTGGATGTTTGATAACTTTGGCTGCTTAATTGGATTTACAAAAGATTGGGATATGGTCAACACCTTAAACTCTTATGTTGATCGAATGAAGCACGGCAAATCCCAAGTAACTATGTATTACCTTGACTTACTTATTTGCCAAGACCAGGATGTTGATAATCTAGGTCAAGGCGTAATGAGCTATATCAGCGCTTAGTCTTGCGCTTGGCAGTCTTAGCGGAACGGACAAAGGCTTCCTTGGTTGGATAGCCTTTCTGTCCTGGCTCTTTAGGCGGTAAGCCCTTCTCTCTGCGCTTATTGATGTTGTAGTACAAACCCTTCTTTATCGGCATTTCCATCTCCTTAACGATGCTTTAGCCCTAGTCGCTGGTCCTTTAGCCTTACGCACAACTCCAGCCATACGAGCGCAGAATGATGCCTTACGCCCTTTTTCAGACTTGGTACGGGGGTTAGGTGCTGGTGCTTGGAGATTGCTGCCTGTAGCTCGATTTAGCTTGGCTCGACCTTTTGCAGTCAAGCCAGCGCCAGCCTTTACAGATAGCTTCTCTCCACGCCCAACAGACAGACTAGGATTCTTTTTTGACATTAACGCTTCATCTTACGACCAGAAGCCTTCTTCATGGCATCACGCTTCATCGCTGCATCGGAGTACATACGACCAGCAGCAGCTTCACGCTCACCACCTTCTTTCTCCATTTGACGGGCAGACTTGCCACGATCCTCAACGGGTTGCATTTGCTTTTTATCTTCCATTATCTAGTTCCTTTTCTCATTTGACGGGGTTTGGGTTTTCCAGCAGTACGCAACGCAATCGCAATTGCTTGCGGTTGTGGGCGACCTTCTTTGACCATTTTGCTAATGTTAGCGGATACGGTCTTATCACTACTACCTTTTTTAAGCGGCATATTGGCGTGTTCCTTGTTTATCAATAATGAGGGCTTGCTGTCTAGGCTTGTCCTCTGGGTTGTTAGGGATTGAAATATGTGTCCAGCGGTCAAACTCTCGAATGATCTGATCGTATCCTAAGCCAGCAGCCATCACAGTCTTAACCACCTCATCGGGTGTCATGCCAGGCACACGAATATCGGCTGCACAGCCAATGCGGTGCTGACTAGTATCCTTGCTGCCAACGGCATCATTGACTTGTTTTGAGCGAAATGCTGAATTAATCATTACAGGCTTGCCACCTAGTGCAGTTTTAACTTGCTCTAAGAACTTAGCAAGGCGGGTAAGGTTTGCTAGTTCATCCGTGTTTGGGGTGTTGTCAAACTGCCGATGATCTGTATGAGTTAACTCCTCAAGAGTAAAGTGCAGACTAAGCGGGGTTATCATTTTTCTTAGCTTTCATGTCCATAATCTTTTCGAGGGTTCTACCACCAAAGTAAAAGCTCATAATGAGCATACCCCATTGTCCTAGCAATTCAACATAGTTGTTATTGACTTCGATGTCGGCAGCAGATAATCCAGCAAAACTGGTATAAACCAGCAAAATAAAGATTAAGGTCATTGGTCTAATGTTCTTGGATAGCCAAGAATCGCTACCCATATCCGCTTGCTGGCGTTTGGTTAGTTCTTGCGCTTCAATATTGTCAGCGTTTAACTCAGCTAACTTGCCCTCTTGTTGCATCTGTAAGAGTTCTTTTTGAGCCTTTGCCTTAGCTTCAGGGTCAGGAATAAATTTATCTAAAACTTTCATCCCAACATCAAATAAAGCCATTAATGGAATCATTTTTTAGACCTTTCTTCTAGCAATTTAACCCGTACATGAAGCTCATGGAGTTCTTTATAAATTTCTTCTCTTATCTTAGCTCTACGCTCTGCCGAAATTGGACTATCGGTGGGTACGCCCTCGCTTGTAATTAGGGCGGGCATCTTGCCCTCGATCTGAGTAAGGCGGGTTTGGAATGAGGATACTTGACCGAGTAGCCACGCTATACAGGCTACCAAGATTGGTATTACCGCCTTTAGTACATCTTGCATATTCATTTTTTACCACCCCATACAATGAAATAAGCTATATATCCAGCAACCAAAAAACACCAGAACTGAACCCACCTTACTTTTGACAGCTCGGCATCAAAGTAATCTTTGTCCGCCTTTTCTAACTTCTCAATCTCAACCTTAATCTGGATTAATTTATCCCATTCTTTAGTACCGTACTTCTTTATAAACTCTACCCTTAATTTGTACTCCTCATCCGTAATTTGTTTACGGTGCTTATACTCCTCAAGGGCTTTAAATATTGCCCGTTCCTTCTTTAACTCTGCTTCTCTGCGCTCACGAATCTTTGCTTGCGCTCTTTGTCTTGCTACATCAACTGCTTCTTTCTGTACTTCTTCGATGTTCTTACCGATCTCACGCCCAGCTTCACGACCTGTTTTAATCCCTTCGCTGATGCCTTTAGCGCCAGCAGATAACCCCAGTTCGTCTGACATACATCATTGCAAACCTTCACCTGGCGTAACATAAACAACTGCATTACCCGATGCAACAATCGCAGATACATAGAATATATAGCCACCTTCAGTAGTTGGTATGCGTGGTGCAGTAAAAATATTGGTTGCGTTGTTATGTAGGACTGTTCCGTAATTAGGCGTTCCAGCAACAGGAATTGCAACATTGGATGTGGATGTTGTGCCACACCGAATAAACACTTCGGCAGACGTACCATTGTGGATGCGGAGTTGATTGCATGGGGAATCGGCTGTTATAGCTACGGTGTTAGCGGATGTAGCTACATTTATTCGTACCGTTTTGCCCATCTCTTGAAATGGGATATTGTTCGCCATTAGATAATATCCTTCCCACCAGCGTTGCCAGGCTTGGAAGTCGGTGATTTTTTAGGGTCTGTACCACCAAAGTTAAACATGGAGCGATAGCCACCATTAGGCAATTGTCCTGGACTCCAAGCTACTCCACCACCCGTTGTGTCCGATGGTGCTTGTGGTCGGCAAGCGTAAGTGTAGTCATAGCCTTTATTCGGTTTTGTTAACGGAGCTTTCATTTGGTTCTCTCTTTCGTGTGTTGAGTAGAAGATAACTGAAAAGGCAGAAAAACGCCATAGTTCCTAGTCTTTCCAGAGTTGGTTCGTACATTGTCCAGCACGCTAGGCTGAAGGTTAAAGCTAAAGCCAAAATCACCATCAAGCGGTCTGAGATGACCTTTAATGCTAGGCGTATTAATGCGACTGCTTCCATAATTATCCCCTGAATGATTAAACAAGTTCATAGTTTAACCTTCCTCATCATCTGTTGCAATAAACCCACTACCCCATTCATCGTCAGAAATCTTCTGTTTGAGCTTTTCCACATTAATGGCACGGTCTAGCACCTTGCACTTGTCCGTTAGGGATGCTTCTGGATCATTCATCACATCCGCCAGCAAGACTTCGATGGCGCTTTCTAGTTCGGGATTTAAACCCTTAGATTTCTTGACCATTTAATCTCCAGCCATTGCGCCAGCAGCGGTGGTCAAACTAGTCCTAATGATCCAGCGTGCGGTTTGGGCAGCAGAACTTGGCTCAAGTGTCATTTCGACTATACGAATACGGTCTGATATTTGCTTGGATTTAGCGGGTGTAATTAACTGGTTGTTTTCTAAGGCTGGTTTAATTAAACGATTCCAGTTATCACCGACTGTGCCTGGAGCTGCTCTGGATAAGGTTGTATTAATTGCTTCGTTAAACGCAGCTAAGACTTCTTTATCTTGACGAATAAGAGGTGCTAGTTGATTTAATCGTTCGGTTTGTCCACCAAGGATAATCTTTTCAATTTCCTTAACTGGATCGCCAGTCATGCCTAATTGCCTTAGTTTGCCAGCAGCGCCCATTAGCTCTTTAGCCTTTTGCTCACCTTCTTTGGTAATCTGTTTAGCGCTCTTTTGACCTTCGACTAGGGCGGCATTAGCAGCTTTTTCTGCGTCTGATTTAGCTTTGTCGGCTGCGGTTTGTGCAGCGCCAGGTAATGCCTTCATCTCGGTTTTTAAGCCTTGTGCCAAGGCGGTTGTCTTTGGTACAACGGATTCAGCACGGCTAATGGCTGCCAAATGGTTGTTTACACGCCCTGATAGGTTAGGAAACAAGTCTAACCACTCTTTATTCTCAAAAGCAAAGCGCTCTACATCCTTTGCGTTTTTATCTCTAAGGGTTCTTGCCACAAAGTCAGAAGCGGATTTCTCTACTAAATTTTGATCTCTAGTCAGATTTAATAAATCTTGGACTTTTTTACGGCTAGAGAAGAATTCTCCTGGCAAACCAGAAGGATCGTAAGTTAAGTATTCTGGGTTAATTTGATCGGTTTTAATGAGCTTCTTGCCAGCGGGTATCTTAAGAACATTTAAGAGTTCGGTGCTTTCTGCATAGTTTTTCAATAAAGAATCAAACTGCCCGTCTGTACCACCCGCATATTGAACTTGAGCTTTGCGGATTTTGTCATAAAGGTCGGCAGCCTGTTGCTTTTGCAAACCCTTAAAGCCAGCTACTTCCTTGCCATTAAAGACTTCACCCAAGCGCCTACGGATGTGATCCATTGCTTCAAACGCAGTCGGCACTTTGCGAGAAATAGCTTGTCCAGTTTGAGCATCAATTCCTTCAAAAATAACTTGATCGTCAATAGATTTAAGGATATTTTCATAAGTGCCTTTTAATTGCGTTTCTGTAACGGGTGCAAACTTCACATCCTTACCAGGCTTACCACGCACCAACTGCTTGTTTAAAAAGTCTTTTAATTCGGTAAATGCTGGCGTAGTTTGAATACCAATTCCTTGTGCTTCTTTACCACGAACTAAGTCATCTACCCCTTTTCTAGCGGTTTTATAGGCTTGGTTGATTGCTTCTTGCTCATCACTAACTACCTGAACAACACGATTTTGCAAGACCGATCCAATATTTGACAACGGCACATTAATATCGCCAATCTGGGATAAAGAATCTCTTGCTCTGCCTGTGGCTTGCTCACCAGCAGCCCTAGCTCTACCTGAAATACCGAGCTTTTGCTGAGCTTGAACAATGGAAGAATCAATAATAGACTTGGCTCTAGCATCCCCCTCATCCCGTATGCGTTTTGCTTCATCACGGCTTACAAGCAATGCCTTTTCTGCACGGGTTCGGTATTCAGAAAGCACCTGATTAGCTTGGGATTGGGCTTTAGTAATGTTTTCAGACACTTCAGACTGTATCTTTTGATCGGCATTTTTTAATGTATCAAATACTTGACGGTACGCATCGGTATCTGTTTTAGATACCCGTAACCTGTCGGATTGTAAAAACTGATTCAGGGGTACTTTGTTTCTAAAGTTTTCCAATTCCCGTGTAGCAGCTTCTACAAACTCACTTTCACCACCAAGCGCTTTTTTAGCACCCGCTAATAGTGTTTTAACACCTGTCGGAGCTTGAATTAAGGCAGATGCAGCCGTAAATGCGCCTGGTCCTAAAAAACCGCCAACCGTTTCAGCTATATTCTTGCGGGTTACTTGAACGCCTGGAATATCAGCAACCACTTTTTCACCACCAGGAACTATCTTTCCAGCCAATTCAGCGCCACCACCTGAAATCGTACCAGCAGCAGCACCACGCAATCTAGCGCTTCTTGCTAATTGACCACCAGCCAATAAGAACGGAGATACCGCTTGACCACCAGGTACAGCGGAAGCCACCATTCCAGCGCCAGTCATTAGTTCGGGCATAAAATAGCCAACCGCACCGCCCGTTCCCATTGCTTGTGCAACATCCGCACCTTTTTCTAACAATGTTTTTCTTGGAGCTTTTGGTTCTTCAACCTTTACTTCGGAAACAGTTGGCAAGCCAGAATCATCAAAACCCTTACCTTTTGGAGTGGGTAAATCAGAAATATCTGTTTTTACTGGTTTTGGTAGATCGCTAATGTCAACCATTATCTGTACCCTTGACTAGCTAAATAGCTTCTTGCTGCTTCTTCATCACCTTCAAAGTTAGCATCTGCATAGGTTTTTAGTTTATCGCCTGTTGGCATTGGCTTTGCCTGTGCCTGTGGAGATTGTGGCAAATTACTTTCTTCGTTTCGTAAATAAGGAAACTTGCGCTCTAAATCCAATTGTTCTTTTAATAATTCGGCACGACCTTGTTTCATTGCATTTTCCATTGCTGAAAAAGGTCTAGCACCAGCCTGAAATAACGGTCTTAAAATAGCATCTTCTTTTTTGGTTAATGCTTTACCAGCCGTTTCAAACTCACCAGCTCTAAAAGACGCTAAAATTCTGATTAAATCTATGGCTTCTGGATCGTTAGAAAAATTATATTCTGCTGTATTTAGATTGGTTATTTCATCTCCTTTAAGCATCAACGATAAGGTATCCCATTTACCTTCCTTTTCTAATCTTTGCAAAATAGGAATACCTCTTTCTAAGGCGGGTATTAATTTTTCTCGGGCTTGATGTCGTAACACAATTTCTCTTGCTGGTTTACCGCCACCACCAGCACCAGCAGCTTTCATTTCAGCAATTTTTAATTGTTGCGCACGGGTTAATTCTTTATCAAGAACATCTATGGATTGCTTTAAAATGGTGTTGGCACGCACAATTCCCTGTTTAGAATCAACCGTTCTAATAATGTCGCTGTTTAATTCGGCAATTGCTGTGCTTTTAATCTTTTGAGCTTCAGCCATGTTGTACGGCATCATAGCAATAGAACGGTCAAACTCTTTGCTAGCACGATCTAGCTTGCTTTGTAAGATTTTGTATTGTTTGTCAAACTCAATTTGATCCCGCTTAAACTCATCAGAACGACCTCGTTGGTATCCAGACATCATGCCAGTCATTGACTTAATAGCACCTAAACCAGCTTGTTTACCACCCGTATTACCCGCAATTTGCCCTACAACCCCAATAATGCTGGCAAGTGTAGCCATACCACCAAGGGTTTCTTTGCTGACGGTAAACTGGCTCATGGCTCGTTCTGCTTCATCCATAATGCCTTGCTCACGGGAACGGGCTTCTTTGACAAACTTGCCTTCTTCGGCACGGTAAGCAGCTTCAATTTCAGGCAATGCCTTTTCTTTAGCAATTTTGGCTTCAGTTTCTCTTTCCTGTAAGCGTCTTTCTTCTCCAGCCAAATCAACGGCTACACCAATACCTTCTTTTGGGCTTTTAATGCTCTTTGCTTTTTCAAGGAATGGGTCAATACCACCCATTTGAGTATTTAATTCTGGATTAAACTTTCCAGGACCAAAACCGATGTCCATTTCTGCCATTACTATCTCCTAACTGGCGTGGTTACTTGGTAAACGGGTGCTTGACCAAGAATAAATGGCGCTGCCATCTGTGCTAATTGGCTATAAAACTGTTGATTTGCAGCATTGATGGCTTGATCTGCCTGTAAACCAGTACGAATAGCACCTTGGATATATTGATCGCCAATATTGCTAATCCGTAATCCTAGGTCAAATTGGTTTTGAATTAAACGCTGCGTTAAATCGGCTATTTGGTTTTGAGCTTGAGCTGTGCCAACACCACCACGGGTTGCAACACCCTGTTGAAGTTGCGCTCTAGCAGCATTTAATATTTGGCGGTTGACTGGGCTTAGTTCGCCACGCTCGGCAGCACCCCTAAGTTGTGCGCCAGTTTGCTGATATGGTCTGCCAAGAGCTTCCATTTCTGCTCTTGAAGCCTGGGCTTGTTCCTGTGCTTGGCGTGTTCTAGAAAGGTTTTGAGCAGTTAAGCCGCCTGTTAGCAATGCACCCAAACCAAGGCGAGGTAAATCTTTTTCGCTAATACCCAAGCGATCCAGTACACCTTTGGATGGCGCAACAGCTTCTTCAAAACCTGGCTGAGTTCTTGCAAACTCGGCAGTAGTTGGTGTCCGACCACCATAAAAACCACCCTCTTGCGCTTCTACATCACCACCAAATGCGGGTAATTGCTCTTGCGCTCGTAATTGAAAAATATCTTGATCTACTCCTGGCGCTGGCGTAAATCCAGTCATTCCAGTAGGTTGTGCAAATATTTCAGGCGGGTATAAATCCGTAGGTTGATAGGTTTGATAAAACTGTTCACCAGTTGGAGTTTCACCACCATAAAAGCCGCCTGGTTGAGCTTCAACATCATAGTTGTAATCAACACCATAATCTTCTTGAAACTCAGGCAATCCCGTTGACGGATTCATTGTTCCAGAGCCACCACGCTTCTTTAAAAGAGCTGCTTCTTGAGGGGTAATGTGGGCTAAAACCGTATCCCTTCCACGACCTTGAGAACGGATTAACTCTGCTAATGCTGGCAAATCAGCACTCAGAGATTTCATTAAAAGTTTAGCCATGATTAACTCCCTGTTTCGTCTTTAACACGCAATGAAGCAATATTCCAAACTGGTCGACCAGTAGTTTGTTCTCCACCGCCACCGATCACGGGAGAGCCAGCTCTTAGCGCTTGGGCTAATGCTGATGATCCTGGTGATGGTTGCCCTGTAGTGGTTGCATCCCCCATGGGTGGTGGGGTTGACACTTGACCTGATGACGGTTCAGCTTGTCTGCCTGTTGGAGATGGTGCTAAGTTTTGCGCTGTTAATTGAGCTGCTGTACGACCAACACCGCTACCCACAAAACGGGCTAATTCTGGGCTAAGTCCTGTGCTTGTTCCAGCAACGCCTTCTTCTCCATAAAATCCACCTTCTTGGGCTTCGACATCACCAATGCTGGTATCTGTAAGACCGCTTGTTACAGCACCCGCTACACCGCCAGAAACACCCCCTATGAGTGCGCCACGCCCAACATCTTGACCACGCAAAGCTGATCCTACTGCACCGCTAGTAGCGCCAGATACAGCACCTCTAGCCGCTGCGCTTGCACCAGCACCAAGCTGTGAGCCAGCAGCACCTCCAGCGCCACCCGCAGCAGCGCCAATTGCGCCCGCTTTTAAGACATCTCCAATATTTCCACCCGCTACGGCAGTATTGATAGCGCTAGTTGCACCACTAATAGCAGCAGCACCAACAGCAGCAGTAGCCGCTGCACTAGCTCCAGCTACGCCCATGCTATTCATAATGGCAGCTCCTACGGCTGGTCCAGCATAAACAGTAGCAACTACCGCTACTACGGTAAGAATGACAGGTGTAGCTTGACCCATTAGAGCGCTCCTTCATCTAATAACTCTTGTGTTAACTTACCAGCCGTTATCCCAGCAGCTAATAACTTGTAATTAATCCCACCTGGTTCTATGTCTTTCTCTGATATAAGATTTTCTCTAATTGCAACCTCAATAGCAATAGGGTACATAGCGGGATTGGTTAAGGCTTCTTCGGCATATTTACCCGCCATCACAATGCGCATTGGATCAATACCTACTTGCTTAATAATTCTGCGTAAGTCGTTCTTTGCTTTTAAGACCTCAGGAGATTGCTCTGGAGATTCTTTGCGCTTGATTAAATCCATGACATCCGTGTCAACTTGTTGCGGTGCGTCATTTTCCATTTTTTCTGGGGAGGGGGAGAGTGGTTTCGTAGCCATAGTTTATAGTCCTAGTCCAGCAGCAATTTGTTGATGAATATAGAGGTGTGAAGCGATCCAATCGTAGAAATCTTCCTCATTATTGAAGTCCACATCGAGCATATTAAAGGGGTTATTCAGCCCTAAAAGGGTTGAAAACGCTTGATGTTCGACTTGGTGAGCCAATAACCAGTCATCTAGGTTGTCCACGCTAGCATCGGTGATTGGATAAATGGGTACAGAGATTCCTAAGTCCATAAAGGTTTCTTGAAACAGCTTATGTTGCGTACCGTTCTCAAAAAGGAACTCTCCTAGGGAATCAACATCCCCAAATTTGACGGTAGAAAGCGTTTCAAAGTTCATTAGTTTATCTTTAAGGCAATAGCAGCCAAAGAAGCCACAATAAAAGCTGCCGAACCAATCAAAATCTGCTCAATACGCTTTAATCTGGCACAAATGCTGTCATAGCGTAATTCACATACCGCTTCATGGGTATTGAGTTTTGCCCTTGTTTCGTCAATTAAAAATTGTGCAGTTTCCATTAAATAATTACCCATCGTGATCCAGAAGAAACGGTAACAACTACACCATTGGCTACCGTAACATTGCCAGCAGACATGGCGTTATAGCCAGAGCCAACGGTAGCGTTTGAGCTAACAGTATTGGAGTTGTAAAACAAGCCATTCATAGCAGTTACTTGCGTTACATTGGCGTTACCGCTAGTAATGGTAGTGTTGTTTAGGGTTAAGTTACCTACGGCAGTTTCGGTGCTGCCCAGGGTTAATGTGGTGTTACCAAGGGTGGTACTAGCGTTTTGTAGGTTGGCATTGGTTAGGCTAATGCTGACATTGGCAGCCGTAGTTACTCTACCTTTTGCATCAACCGTAACTTGGCTAACAGTTGTTGCATTTCCATAGATACCCGCAATAACCCCAGTAGTGTTAAGCGAAGGATTTGGATAAGTACCAGAAAGATCACCGCCAGCGCTACCACCAGGACTAACACCAGAAATCGTAACATTGGATGCACTTGTAACTCTCCCTTTACTGTCAACAGCTATCTGGCTTACATTGGTTGCATTACCATAAGTGCCAGCTATAACGCCAGAAACATTAAGACTAGGATTGGGGTAAGTGCCACTAAGGTCACCACCAGCATTACCGCCAGGGGAAGTTCCAGATATTGTGACATTACTAGCACCAGTAAGACGACCATCAGCACCAACAGTAAATGTACCGACTTCAGTAGATGATCCATAGTTCCCCGCTGATACTGTCGTGTTTGCAATTGCTAAAGTGACATTGGATGTGAGTGCGCCACCGCCTGATAATCCTGTGCCAGCAAGCACATTAATAGTATTAGGTACTGCTCCAGATACATTGGCTACGGCAATTGCAATACCGACATTGGAAGCGCCAGTAATCTGACCTTGAGCATTAACGGTAACTTGAGCGACTTCGCTAGCGTTACCATACACACCAGCCGTAACAGTCGTATTGGCAATTGAAATAGTGCCTGTAGTGGTAATTGGACCACCCGTTAAGCCTGTGCCTGTTGCTACATTGCTGACATAAACGACTTCGGTGTTATCGACTTTTTGCCAAACCGTGCCGTTAAAGATCGCCCAATCGCCAGCTACCCAGTCTGTGATGCCATTAAGATTGGTGTTACCTGAAACGGAAACTACATAGTAATCGCCTTTAGTGCCAACACTAGAAGTAAGCGTAGGATCGTTAGTCGCAGCATCCCATGTGCCACGATAAATGACACCACCCGCTACGCCACCACCACCACCTGATCCAGCGACCTTGAGCATTTATTTTCCTTACAGTCCATCACCAGGAGTGATGTAAATTGTTGCGTTGCCAGAAGCCGTAATTCCTGTGAAATACGCATTGGGTACAAAAGTTAAAATTTCATCGGTTGTTGGCAGTATAGGTAAAGCATTTTGCGAACTGGTAATAATCTGACAGTTTGCATTGGCTTCCGCAGAAGTTGTGCCATACGCCAAAAAAACGATTACATTAGAACTCGTATTAATAATGCGATACTGGTTACCACCAAGCGTTGATGATAGGCATTGAACGGGTGCTGGTTGCGTAGTATTCGCTAGGAAAGTTACTGTGTTGCCAGTCTTGGTAAAGGCATTGATTCCCATGATCTCTCCTTATGGCAGCGTGGCTATAAAGGCATCTGCTTCAGCCTGTGTCATCACATTCCCATCGGCATCTTGCAGTTCTGCACCAGCTAAGACTTCTCTTTTGAAGGTTTGGTAGTCTGTGTTGTCGGGTGCGAATGGTATGCAAGCACCATCGGATAAACGTAATACACTTTTTGTTGGGCTTCCATCCCACGAATTAGGTGATAGTTTATACATTTATAACTCCGCTGAAAGTGCTAAAAATCCTGCTGTATTATTTTTAATTTGCAAAAATATAGCCGCATCTGTTGTTCCTGATGCCGCCATGCTACAACGAACAGTTCCTGAATCGTATCCAGCATATATTGCAGTAAGCGTAGCATCTGATGAAAAACTTCTAAAGTTGCTTAATTGCAAACTTGAAATACTTGCCGTTGGCTCAGTTCTCATAGTTACTGGATATTTAACATAATTCCAAGCATCTGTAGTTGAAGATTGAATGCCAATGCCTACTAAAACTTCACCACCAGTACCATCATAAGTAAGTTTTGCAAAATAGCGTTGGCAAAGCATCAACTCAGTTCCATAAGGTCTGTAATCAAAGCTAGTAGCTGTAGAGCCTACCTCAAGCTGAACTCCTGTGATGTAGAAGGTTGCTCCGTTTGTGCCGACTACTGATGTTGCTCCTGTGGCTGAATAATTGTT